AAAGAAGGCAAAGTACGTAAAGGCGATGGCAAAGATGTAGATCATTGTAAGCCGCTTACTAAAGGCGGATCTAACAAAAGAAGTAATTTACGAGCAGTGCCTGCTGGTAAGAATCGCTCATTCAAACGCACTTCAACTGGCGCTGTCGCGTCTAAACGGTGCCAAACTCGTCCAACCACGTCCAAACGAAGAAAGCCTAAAAAGTCTAAAAAGTAGTTGACACGCGTTATAGCCGGTGTATACTGGCTATAACATTTTTACTAGGAGCGCATTCATGGACATAGTCGACGGTGGAAATCTCCACCTCAGGGTGAAAGATCGCCAAAAGATTCTTACTGCTATACCGCTAAGCCGCCCGATGGGTGAACATTCAGTGTTTGTTAAATGGACACTAGAAAATGCAAGACGTCTAAATAACCTAAAAATCCGCGACACCCCCTCACCCATACGCCAAGACTATAAATGGCCCGGAACGTTTACCCCCTACGCGCATCAGAAGGATACCGCTGAGTTTCTCACTCTAAACAATAGATCATTCTGCTTTTCAGAGCAGGGGACAGGTAAAACTGCATCAGCTATATGGGCGGCAGACTATCTAATGTCTATAGGAGATATAAAACGGGTGCTAATAGTTTGCCCTGTATCAGTTATGTATTCGGCATGGTTAAACGACTTATTCAGTCTGGTTATGCACCGCTCTGCGGCAGTGGCTCACGGATCTAAAAAGAAGAGAGAAGCTATTTTAGAAAGCGACCATGAGTTTGTGATAATAAACTATGACGGTATACCTATCACCGAGTCATTACTTGTAAATAAATTCGACCTAATCATAGCTGATGAGTGCAACTTCGTAAAAACAACATCTACCAGACGATGGAAAGCGTTCAATAGAATTCTAAACCCCGCAACTAAACTATGGATGATGACAGGCACCCCAGCCGCTCAATCTCCTGTTGATGCCTTTGGATTAGCTAAGTTAGTAAACCCTAATAGAGTACCTAGATACTTCGGGGCGTGGCGGGATAAAGTAATGATTAAGATGAGCCAATTCGTGTGGTCTCCCCACCCTAACGCCACTACTTTAGTAGGGGAGGCGCTTCAACCAGCAATACGATTTACTAAAGAGGCGTGTTTAGATCTTCCAGAACTAACGTACCAGACGCGAGAAGTAGAACTTACCCCTCAACAGATCAAATACTATAAAGAAATTAAGTCACAACAGCTCACAATGGCCGCCGGAGAACTTATAACAGCGGTACACGCGGCGGCGGGGCTTACAAAGTTACTGCAGATATCATGTGGGGCTGTATATTCTGACTCGGGTAAGGTAGTAGAGTTTGATGCTAGTAGTAGGCTAACTGAGATGATAAGCGCCATACGCGAAGCAAGCCACAAGACAATAGTATTCGTGCCGTTTAGGCATGCTATTGAGATAGTTAGCGCCAAATTGAAAGAGGAGGGTATTTCATCTGAGGTTATAAACGGAGCTGTATCGGCAGGGAAACGAGCCACTATATTTAATAGGTTTCAAAAGGAAACTGACCCTCATGTATTAGTAATACAGCCTCAGAGCGCGGCGCACGGAGTAACTCTAACTGCCGCCAATACTATTATTTGGTTTGGGCCAATTGCATCTGTCGAGACTTGGTTGCAAGCCAATGAGCGTATTAATAGGCCGTCTCAACTTAATAAAATGACGGTGATTAAACTAACGGGATCTCCCGTAGAGAAGGAAGTATATAGAGCGCTAGAAGCTAAAGAGTTAGCTCATAAACAACTAACGTCTTTATATGAAGACGAATTAAACGATAATTAGGAGGAGTATTATGGACGCAGGTAGACTTGTAACTACATATATTAAAATTAGAGACGTGAGAAACGAACTAAAACATAAGTTCGATGAAAAAGACGCCGAACTTAAAAGCCAACTATCTACTATAGAATCTGCACTTATGGAATCTATGGAGGGGTTAAACGTAACCAGCCTTAAGACTGATAACGGAACTGTATTTCGTACCACCAAAACTAGATATTGGGCACCTGATTGGGACGCGTTTAAGGCGTTCGCACTGGAGAATGATGCTGTTGACTTGTTTGAAAGAAGAATTCATCAGTCGAATATGAAAGAGTTTTTAGCTGATAATGCTGAATCAGTACCCCCAATCGCGGCTGACAGCCGTTATTCCGTAACCGTTAGACGAGGAAAATAAAATGCAAGAGCAACCGGAGTATCTCAACTCGGAAGACGCAGCTAAAGTACTTAGCGTGTCTTTAAGTAAACTATATATGATGAGGCAGCACGACCAACTGCCCTTTATTAAAAATGGTCGGAAAGTCATGTACAGAAGATCGTCGTTATTAGAATTTCTTAATAATCTTGAACAACAAAGTGTCACAGGAGCCAACACATGAGCGAAGAGAAAGAAGTATCTTTATTTGAAAAGGGTGTGCAGCTACCAGCGCACATGCGAACTGGAGAGCGCGACGAGTTAACTAGATCTTTACTTGGTGCCGGTAGTGGGGGCGGTGGAAAACGTATTAGTATTCGTGGGTCTGTATGGCGCATGATGGTCGACGGAGAGCAGATAGCTGTCAACGAGGATAAAGCGATGAGCCTTGTTATAGTCAGAGTATCTCAGCACACCCATAGGACATATTATGCGGGCGAATACAACGCTGATGTATTTACACCTCCAGCTTGTTGGTCCGAAGATGGTAAAGTACCACACTCGACTATAGGTCAGCCTCAGTCTAATAGATGTTCTACCTGTCCTCAAAATGTTAAAGGGTCGGGTAATGGCAAGTCCAGAGCTTGTCAGTATTCTCGTGTGGCCGCAGTGTTATTAGACGGCGACCTAGACGGCGACATTTATACTTTGAAGCTGCCAGCTATGTCTATTTTTGGAGACCCTAAAGCAGAAACTAACATGTCTTTAGAGGCATATACTAGATTTCTAGATAAATTCAAAGCGTCTATGATATCCGTAGTAACTGAAGCTAAGTTCGATATTAACAGCTCAACGCCTAAAATAACGTTCAAGCCTCTCAGACCCCTTTCAGACGAAGAATGGGAAACTGCTACTCGACGCGGAGAATCTGATGAATCTAAAGAGTGTGTAGCTATTCCAGCATATGCAAGTATGGGCGGCTACGCCGGCGGCCCAGCCCCTGCGCCAGTTCCTGCTTCAATTCCGGCTCCAGCTCCAGCTCCCGTACCTCGAGGACCTAAAATAGCTGATAACAAAGCAAGACCGGATGGAAAAATAGCGGCGAAAGAAGCTAACGTAGCTGATATCTTAGACGGGTGGGACGACTAGAACTTTTAAGAGTATAGTCACGATGGCCGCATTACGCGGCCATTGCATTTTCACTAGGAGGAGATATAGCTATGGACAACATCGAATTCTTCGATTCAGTGCTTCCTAATACAGGACACTACTGTTCCGTAGGTATAACTAATGGAGCTGTACGCCAGAGCTTTGTAGAGTCAAAAGAAGATATTATAACTCGGTCTAACATGTTAGTAGCCGACGGCGCGGATGTGTACTACGCCCTAGCGTCTTTTAGCACCCCTACAAAACGCACTGGAGTTAACGCTGCGCACTTAAAGAGTCTATGGCTAGATATAGATTGCGGCGAAGATAAACCATACGATTCACAAGAAGAAGGTCTAGCTGCATTAAAGATTTTCGTTAAAAACACAGGACTACCTAAACCAACTGTAGTAAATTCTGGTCGAGGGTGGCATATTTATTGGCCTTTAGAAGAATCAATAAGCGTAGAAGAGTGGCGCCCATTAGCTGAAGGGCTGAAAGTTCTTTGTACATCACATAGTCTAGAGGCTGACGCTGTAGTAACGGCAGATACAGCTAGAATATTACGCGTACCAAACACGCTAAACTTTAAAGGTGAACCCCCGTTTGAAGTGTCGGTGAAGATAATAGGTGCCGCGTCAAGTGTAGCTAGGCTGAAAGATGTTATACCTATAAAAGTACCCACTGCACCTACACCAGTAACATCTAAAATAGCACTAAACTCTGATTCTCAGAGTAGTTTTCCTATGATAGTTCGCAAGAGCGTGAAGGGTAAAGGGTGTGCGCAAATAGCTAATATAATAAGTAATCAGGAAGGATTGGAAGAACCCCTATGGCGGGGAGGGCTGTCAATAGCTGTTCGTTGCGTAGACGGAGAAGCTATGGTGCATAGAATGTCTAGCCAAGACCCTAGGTACGACAGAGCAGAAGCGTTAGATAAGGCTATGAAGACAGCGGGACCATATACGTGCCGAGAGTTCAGCCTCTTAAATCCTACGCTGTGTGAGGGGTGTGAGCAAAACGTAACATCTCCTATTCAACTAGGACGTGAGTTTGCTAGGGCTTTAAAGCCGTCTGAACTGACGCGCCCAGACGAAAGTTCTGATTTATTCCAATTAAAAACAAATAAATCTCCGGTAGCGGCCTCCAGCCCTCAGTTAACTATGGACGATATACCATTTCCTTACTTTAAAGGAGCTTCCGGGGGAGTGTATAAGGAGTCTAAGGACGACGACGGAGAAAAAGTTGAAGTAATGGTATATGAGCACGACTTGTATATAACACGGCGTGTGTTTGATCCTTTAGACGGAGAGACGGTACTCATGAAACATTTGCTCCCTCACGACGGGGCCAGAGACTTTGTAGTGCCTTTAAAGATAGTACAGTCTCCTAAAGAGTTTAAAGACGTCCTTAGTACTTACGGGGTGGCAGCATCCCAAAAACAGATGGGAAATATTATGGCGTACACAACAACATTCGTAAAAGAACTACAACGCAAGAGAATGGCGGATAAGGCTAAAACTCACTTCGGTTGGAATGACGATAGAACTGAGTTTCTAATCGGAGAAAGAAACTTTACTTTAAAAGGAGAAGAATTTAGTCCACCGTCTAGTGTTACTAGAGATATATGTAAAAGTTTAGCGGAAGTAGGCGACCTAGGTATATGGATGGAGGGTATTCAAGAGTATATGGACTCAGATGCTGAAAAACAGTTCGCTGTCCTCTGCGGATTTGCGGCTCCTCTTATGGTGTTTACGGGTTTAGACGGAATGAATGTTAACTTCTCCAGTAATAGATCAGGCACGGGGAAGTCACTAGCCTTAGCTGTACAGAATAGTATCTGGGGGCATTACAAAGAGCTCATGCTAGCCGAAAGAGACACCGATAACTCACGCCAGTTAATAATGGGTATCATGCACAGTCTCCCAGCCTGTTTAGATGAGACTACTAATATGGTAGGAGCTGTCCTATCTGACTTCCTATTCTGCACCTCTCAAGGGCGAGGAAAAAACCGTATGGAAGGGCAGAAAAACGCACTGAGGGAGAACCACACTCGATGGGCTACCATCTTATCAACTTCAAGTAACTCGTCGCCTAAAGACAAGCTAGCGGCTCTCAAATCTAGACCTGACGGAGAGTTAGCCAGACTTATAGAAGTGACAATGACTCAGAGATTCACAGATGCTAAAGGGCGTGATTTATACACAATGATAGGCAGTAACTACGGCACGGCAGGTCCCATATACGCCGAGTGGTTAGTTAAAAACCAGAAAACTATACCCGACATGATCGCTCAAGCTATCGCCGAAATAGAAGCGGAAGTAAACTATGATGGTCAGGAGCGTTACTGGGTTGGGTTAGCTGCGCTAATATTGGTGTCCGCCAAACTGGTTCAAGACTCAGTAGGGCTTGAATCCGATATTCCAGCACTGAAGATCTGGGTAGTAAACATGGTAAGAAACGCTAGGGGTTCTATCACGGAGCATACAGTAGACTACGAGGGTGTTCTGGGGGAGTTTCTGATCTCTAACGTAGACGACACTATGATTATAAATAATCATACCCCAGACCCTGTAACTCATAGCATTATGGTTAAAGAGGCTAGAAGAAGTGTAGTAGTACGAAGAGAACCGGAGAATGACCTATTATTTATAACTAGAAAAGCGCTACGGGAGTACTGCGCGGAGAATCAAATTAGTATGGACGAAATGTTAGATGGGGATATAGGGATGAAATACAAAGGTAGTGTTAAGAAGAGAAT